GAGTACCTTAACACTAGCACTAGACTAGTGGCTCACAATGGCATAGCTTTCGATTCTCCTGCTGTTGAGAAGATTACTTCTACCCCTATTACTTCTCCTATCTTTGATACAATGGTAGCTAGTAGAGCACTTAACCCTGATAGGTACGGAGGCCATAGACTAAAGGCTTGGGGTATACGGTTAGGAATCCTTAAAGGTTCTGTTGGAGAAGACGGAGATGAAGACATCGAAGAAGTATATGGTGTCTACACTCCTGAGTTAAGTGAGTACTGTAAGCAGGATGTGGTTGTAACAGTGGCACTCTTCAACAGGTTAACTGAATCAATGAGTCCTGAAGCTATCGACTTAGACCCTATCAATTGGGAGGAGTACAAATGCAAGACATGAACCTCCCTATGTGGTGTGAGACTCAAGTCGCTAGCATCATGTCTAAGCAGGAGATACATGGAGTTAACTTTGATAAGCGCAAGGCTAGCTTCTTAGTTCACCAACTGACTGAGGAGATTCTAAAGGTAGATCTTGAGGCTGTACCTCAACTTCCTAAGATGAAGAACGTAGCTGATGCCTACAAGAAACCTTTCCTTAAGAGTGGCAAGCTAGCTCATTGGCCTAAGTTATACTGTGAAGCTCACGGCATACCTGAGGAGTGGGTAGGTGGCCCATTCAGTAGAGTCTGGTACACTGACTTTGACATGGGTAAGACTGACCTAGTTAAGCGTGTACTAATCGACCACGGTTGGAAACCTACTGAGTGGAACACTAAGAAGTTAGTTGGCCTAGACAATGCAGCAGAGTGGGTAGATAACTACATCACTAAGAACTTAGTAGAAGACAAGTCAGCTAACTTCAAAGACCTGAGGCTTAAGGAGATGAACTACAATGGTGTCCGTAACAGGAAATCCTTAGCTAAGTTCATGCTTAACCAAAGGTACATACCTACTTCTCCTAAGATTACTGAGGACTCTTTGAAGTCAGTAAGTGGTAGTGTCGGTGGTCTGGTTATGAAGCGAGTAGTCTTGTCTCATAGACGATCACTGACCAAAGGTTTGCTAGATAAGCTCAGACCTGATGGTAAGTTAGGTGCAGGGTGTAACCCTTGTGCTACCCCTACATTCAGGGCTAACTACAAGGTAGTAGTTAACATCCCTGCTGCTAGGTCAGTGTATGGTAAGCAGTTACGTAGCTTGTTCATACCTGACAATGAAGACCATGTATTCCTAGGCTCTGATGCTGCTGGCTTAGAAGCTAGGATGCTATGCCATTACATGAATGATCCTAACTATACGGACATCTTGCTTAATGGTGACATCCATAGCTACAACCAAGAGCTAGCAGGTCTACCTACTAGGGATCATGCTAAAACTTTCTTCTACGCTTTCCTATATGGAGCTGGTGACGCTAACCTAGGAGCACAAGTAGGAGGAGGTAAGAAGGAAGGTGCTGAGATGAGAGCTAACTTTCTTAATGGATTGCCTAAGCTGGATAACCTTATTAACAGGTTGACTAATGAGGCTAGTTCTGGTAAGATTGTTGGCCTAGATGGTAGGACTCTCCACATAAGGAAAGGGTGGGATGGTCTACCTGAAACACACAAAGCTCTTAACACTCTCCTTCAATCTGCTGGTGCTATTGTAATGAAGTACGGTATGATCTTCTTAGATCATTGGGTAAGGCAAGCACAGTTAGAAGCTCATCAAGTAATCTGGATGCACGATGAGGTACAGTGGTCAGTACACAAAAAAGACCTAGAAGAGATGGAACTCTTCGCTAATAACTATGTCAGAGTAGCAGGTGAATTCTTAAACATGAATGTACCACTAGCTTCTGACGCTATGATTGGTAATAACTGGTATCAAACACACTAAAAAGGTATTTTAAATATGGCTAAGATCGCACAAGCAGGTTCAGCAAATAAGAAAGTCTACTCTCTAATCCCAACTGATGAGTACGAAGCACGTCTAGTTAGTTTTGTATTGATTGGTGTTCAGAAGCAACGACCATTCAAAGGTACACCTAAACCTGATGCACTAGTAGCTAAGATTAGTTATGAACTAATTGGTGAGACAGTAACAGTCACAGATGGTGAAGGTAATGAGGAGACTAAGCCAGCTATTGTCTTCCAAGATGTAGTAGTACCTGCTGCTGGTGTTACCCGTGGTCAAATGTTCAACCTACTGCAAGCAACCACTGGTGACAAAGAAACCTATGATGACACTGACAAGTATGCTGACCTTATCGGTATGCCAGTAAGTCTACAGGTAGGTAGCTACACTGGTAAACAGGATGGAGTAGAGCGTAACTGTATCAATGCAGTTAACCCTATCCCTAAGAAGTACCGTGATGGTGTAGAGGATAGCACAGTAGATACCCTCTTCTTCTGCTGCTATGATGACAGTGAGTCAGCTAAGGAGAAGTATGCAGGACTAGGTAACTTCCTACAAGGTAAGCTAGCAGAAGCTAGTGACAAGGACTTCCTACCGTGTATCACACAGGAGTGGCCTACTGAGAAACCTGCTGATGATGACGATGATAAAGAATTCTAATCAACAGGGTGGGGCTAGCAATAGCCCCTTACTTTTCTTCTTCTAAAATAAGAGGTATTACATGGTTAAATTTCCACACGTAAAATCACAACTGCCACTAATGATGGACAACCCTGATCCTGATTCTCCTCTTGATGTACAAGTAGGAGGTGGTCACTACAAAGATCTACCTATCCAACCTATTGAGTACATCTACAAGAACAACCTTAACTTCTTACAAGGTAACATTGTTAAGTATGCTACTCGTTACAAAGACAAGAATGGTAAGGAGGATCTTGAGAAGGTTATCCACTATGCTCAACTACTGATTGCTATGGAGTACTCAGATGATAGCTAACATTGATGGTGATATACTTACCTACTCTGTTGGCTCATTCACTAATGATCACCCCTTCCTTAAAGATCAAGAAGGTAAACCTTTACAGATGCCAGTAAGTACTGAAGCTATCAAAGGGTTAGTTGATGATGAGATTAAGAAGATAGTAGAAGGTGCTGAATGTACTGACTACCGTATCTTCTTGAGTGGTAATAATAACTACAGAGTAGAGGTGGCTACTACCTTCCCTTACAAAGGTAACAGGGATGGGCTAGAGAAACCTTACCACTGGCAAACAGTACGTGATTACCTAGAGTCCATAGCTTACAACATTTCTCCTGACAATGAAGCTGATGATGAGTTAGCTAATGCACAGACTGAAGACACTGTACTCTGCTCACTAGACAAAGATCTACTCATGGTAGTAGGTTGGCACTACAATTGGAGGAAAGAGGAGAAGCGTTATGTGTCTGACACAGAGGGTTACTATTGGTTCATGTATCAACTTCTGGTTGGTGATTGGTCTACCGATGCAATCCTTGGCTGTGCTAAACTTGTTGAGAAAGTCTATGGCCCTAAAGCTAAGAAAGCTGGACAGACTTACACAAGACGTGAAGGTGTCGGCCCTAAGAAAGCTGAAGAGATACTCAATGTCGAACCTAGTGAGATGCTAGACAAAGTGGTAGCTGCTTACAAGGCTGAATTTGGTACTGACTGGTTAGACAAACTTAATGAAATGGGTGCACTGCTGCACATGGGAGGACATAAAGATGACCACTGGAACTACGAAAGACAAACAAACCACACTAGAGAAAGTGGACGATACTGTTTTCAACAGGTCAGTACCTCTGATTCTGAAGCAGATTGTTTCTAAGGTTAACGAACTAGTGGATAAGTATAATGAGCAAGAAGCGATGGTACAAAGCAAGACCCGTAGTACAAAAGGTAACAAGCGAACAAACGGGACTGACGTATGACTCACTGTTAGAGTGTGAACTACACGAAGGGGTGCTTAAAGATTTTGATAAGCACCCTTACACTATTGACTACACGGTCTCCCATAAATACCATCCTGACTTCTGTAATGATAAGCTAGTCATTGAGTGCAAGGGGTTCTTCCAAGATTCCTCTGAAGCTAGGAAGTATAAAGAGATACGTAAAGAGCTAACTGACAAAGAGTTAGTATTTATATTTGAGAAGCCTGATACCCCTCTACCTTGGGCTACCAAGCGTAAGGATGGTACTCGAATGACCCACAAAGAGTGGGCTGAGTACAATGGGTTCAGAGCTTATGGCAAAGATGTAAC